GTGAAGTTATTCTTTATAAGGTTTATCTTAGCCATATCTGCTCGTAATAATTGAATAGTCTGATTCTTTGAAGAACTGCTGACTTGGTATTTCTTGGCTCTGTACTGCTTTGGCTTGTTTTAATAATTCTTGGCATTGCATATATAAGCTATCTGAATTGCCTTGATTGCCTGTAATGGCTTTACTGATCTTTGATGCGAGGTATAGAACCAGGCATTCAGTAAATAAGGTATCAAAGGATTCTTCGTTCTTGTTATCGAATACATAAACAAGGTTTAAGGTTTGTCGGTCTGATAATAGTTTGTCTGTTTCTACTGAATATTCTTCAGTATTTGCATTGATGATTCTGATTAGATCATCGGGTAACTGGAATTGATTGCTATAACCAAATTCAGGTTTGGTTGATAAAGGTGTGAGCTTGATGCGCTTGGTTGCACATACAAATGGATGAAGTCTTAACAAGGCTTTACGTGATGTGTCATAGACTGTTCTCATGCGTCTTGCTGTACTTGTATTCTCTTCAAAACTTGTAATTGAATCTGCTCCAATTAAGCTAAGAGCTTGATTGCATATATCTACTTTAGTTGTCATGTAGCGTCCTTAGTTATTGTTATATTTGAAATAAAGAAAGCCCCCTACCCTATTCAGATAGAGAGCTTTACTTATTTATAGTTGTTTATTTAAAATTATAAATAGTTGTATTCTTAGTCTTATACTTTAAATTTGAAAGCGATTACTTTCTTCTCGGCAGTACGGATAGCACCTAAAGATTCTATGTGACCAATTGAGTGAAAACGGTTAGCTGTCTCTACTTCTACAATCTTCAATGGAGAGATTGTATTGATACCAATTTGTACTGCATCTTTCGTATAGGCAACGCCTGTAGCAGATAAACCATCTACAGCTTTAATACCATTGTAATAGGTCCACTTAAAACCAAGAAAGTCATTTACTTCACCACGTTGAAGCATTTGTCCTGCAAGGAAATCGCTAGATGTTAATGTGGTATCAGCCAAAATTGCGTTAAGCATCGTTGCATCATAAGTAATGTAGATTTCATCTTCTACATCGTTAGAAAGCATTTTAGTACGAATGTCGATTAACAATTTTTTAGTTAATGGAGCTGCTACATCACCTAATACTTGAGTTGCAGGAAGAGCTACAGCAGTAAATGTATCTGCCCCTGTCTCTTTACGTTGAGCTGTACCTAACAATGCGTTGTAGATTACTTTGTCTACTTTGCGGTTGTATTTAGCATGTAAGCGTTTTAAAAGTTCATCGTTAGGATCTGCTTTTAATTTATAGAGGTCTTGGATTGCTGTACGTGTGAAGTTGGAGAAGTCACTCATTACTGCATAACGTGATGCAAATGAAGCGTCTGTGTATTGTGTAGTACCAAAGCGATCTACAGTACCTAAGCCATCACCTAATGAACCGAGTTCGTTGACGGTCCAACCAGTACCTTGTACTGAGCCAATATTATTTACTGTTGATAATAGTTTTGATTCTTTCTGCTCAAGAAGAGCTAAATATGTGTCTGCGTACTGCTTGCAAAATACGCTATCAATAGTGTCGTATGAAGTTGCCATAATTTTATTATGTCCTTAATTATTATTTATTTTTATTTTTTATAGTTTTATTAATAAGATTATTTATCGTTGTATTTATAGTCTTATTTATAGTGTGTTGTTTGTAGAGCTAGTTGTTGTTTCAGTTGTCTTCAGTTGAAGGCTGATTGAGTCATTGATACAGGTCTATGCTCTACACATAAGGACTGTATGGCTTAAAGTTTTATCTAACCGCCACGTTAGGAACTATTTATTGGAGCGGACAATGGGAATCAAACCCACACCTCTGAGGACGGAAATCTCAGAACACTATCACTATGCTATATCCGCATTGCCGTACTGAAACGGCTTTATTCTTATTTGCGTCTTAGGCTGTTGTAGTGTTGATCAATACGTTCTTTAGTCGCTTTATGGTCAGGATGACGAGGATTAAAGAATGCTTCACTACGCATTAGAGAGCTAATGTCTTCTGATACTGGTGTACCGATGCTGATCGGTTTGTCTTCAGTAATTTGTGAACCAAAGTAAGCAGCCATCTTAATGAATGCTACGTTATTACCTATGAGTGGATCGTTGATCTGATCTTCTGAAATGCCACATGCCTTAGCTGCTTTAACTGCATTGAAGATGTTTGATTCATAATCTTTACCCCATTCAGATTGAAGCGTCTCTACTGTTGTATCTGTATCTAATTGAGATGATGTTGATACCAGGTCAACGGCACGACTGTCATACTCTGATAACAGGAAATCTAGCTGAGAGTTAGTGATTCCTTTTTCGTGTGCTGCTTTTAGAAAGGCTTGATTAGATTCGTCTGCTTTAAACTCATCAAAGCTAAATCCTTCTCTTTCAATCTTGTACTCATCTGCTGTTTTAGGAGGTAGATCTCCAGTTCCTACACGCTTCTCAAGTCCTGTATATGATTCATTCATCTTGGCTAGAGTGGCTTTGTAGTCTACTGTTCCAGTGGATTCATCCATTACTTTAAATTTATCAGGAATAGTTGTATCTATCGTTGGATTAATGGTTGTACTTAATACTGTATTATTCGTTGTATTTTCTTCAACTGTCTCTACTGTTTGTTCAATGTTATCTGTCATTTGTATTCTCTTTTTTTATTTATTATTGGTTTGTTTCTGATTCTTTGATTCGAGCCAGGATGAAGTTAATTACATCCCCTTGACCTAAGTTGAAGCTCGTTTGATATTGGTTGTCTTTATCGAATGCTAGTTTGGTATGGAATAGATTGATCAGTTCATCCAATACTTCTAATCCTTCACCACTACTAAACACTCGTTGATATTTATTACTGTTCAAACATTTCTCCTAGCTGTTGAGGTGTCATGTCCTTTGCCTTGTCTTTAGCTATCTCTAAACCTGTTGAACCCACTTGAGACATCAAAGCTTGTTGCTGTTGTTGCTCTTGCATTGCTGCTTGTTGTTCTTGTTTGGTCTGTCTGAGCTGTGCAATCTCTTCCTGGCTTCGTATGACATCTGTTGGAACATTGAGTCCTTCACCGATAATCTGTACTGCATGATCAAGATTGATGTTGTCCATAATCGTTGGATCAATCTGAGCCATCTGTCCGACATTCATCATTAAGTTTTGAATAGCTGTTACACCTTCTAATCTTTGTGCTGCTGCCATTGGATTGATGAACTGGAAGTTAATACGTGTTGCTTGCATAAGCTCTTCAGGTGCAGGATTAAGTAATCCACTTCTGAGTGATAAGCCCCATACACGATCAAGTAATGCTTGTAGGTATTCTGATGTTAAGCGAGAGAAGACTGAGCCAAGTTGTGAACGGTATACGTTTACTCTTGCACTGATTTCTGTTGCTGTTAATGGACTAGATCCGTTGGGTGTTAATTGATCAGACATTAAGGTACGTTTGATCTTGCCTTGTACGTGTTGTAAGTAATCAAGTCCTAAGCCTACTGTTGCTGATCCAGTGTCTAAGCGTTTGATGCTGTCTACTGTATTGGCTTGGATGATAGCGTTTGGTCTGATACGTAATGTTGCAGGGTTGATTACGCCATCGTTTGCTGAAATCCACAGACCACCTAGATTAAGCTCTACTGCCTGTAGTGACATCTTCATGATCTGATTCGCTGTGATAGCGTCAGGTAAGGCTAGAGCCATGATACCGATACCATAGTGCGAACTAGGTAGCTTCTTAAAGCGACTCACAATACAAGGGAACTCTTCATAGCCTAGTTCACGTAGAACATGCTTACTGTTTGCTTCAATCGTTACTGAAGCGAAGGGCATACTCTTAGCTACTCGTTGTCCTGCTTCACCTTTAACCAGGTCTTTAGAACGAGGGTAGATTGCATGGACCAATGTAAATTTAGTGTCAGGCTTCTTCTCATAAGCTGTTTTAACTTTGTCTGATACTTTGTCTAGGGTAAATTCCGAAACGAGTTGTTCTGCTGTTAACTCAAATTCCCTGTATACC